GTGCTGAGTACATCATTCGACCCTTTCGAGTAGATCATTCAGTTCGTAGAAAGGATTTGAAGGATTGTAGACATCAGAACAGAACTTTTCAGTCTGATCATTAACTCCCGAATCCCGAGCATCCACATCATATTGAACACAAATGAAAAATGGAAATGTGGGTACGACTGGTGTGTTCGTATCCTGTTCATTGTCAAAGAAAGCAGCCCAAGTCCAGATCTTGGGATCATCTTCAAGAGCGTTGTAAGACCCCGGTCCACGACGGGAAGTGATACGATCACCACCTGCTTCATGAATACTGACAATCCATGTTCCAGTCACATTCTGAGTAGCATCAGCATCATACTTGATGACAGGAATATTAGATCCTTCCACCCCAATGATCTCCACTGTAGCTGATACAAATGGTCGATCAGCCCAGATGAAATCATAGACTCTGAATGCAAATGGTTCCATCAAAATCATGAAAATGCAGAACAATGTTCCTGCAATCATCACTCTCAGATCATCTTTGTTTTGGGTTGTCTTCTCTACCCGAAGTTGGGGGATGTATGAATGATTCTCATTCATTGGACTTCTCCTCGTCATTGGGGAGATACTCACGACGTTGTGATTCCAGAGTTTTAGTTGATTCACCTGCGATGGAACGCTCGACAAGAGTCACGGCCACCAAACCAATAAGAAATGAAGCAGCAGTGAGTGTCCCCATTGCTCCAGCCATTTCATCTGGCAACTCTCCAATCCAAGGTTTCATAATCACAGGCCCAAGAACTCCGACACCAAATGCAACGGCACCACCCACGAATACGACACGAACTCCTTCTTTCCAAGAAGTTTTAAGGACAGCAGCCCTTACCGAGCCGCCAAGCATCCCGAAAAAAGTCAGGATAGTGGCACGTTGGTTGAAGACTTCTCCGAAAAGGTTTGGATCGTTTTGAGACATCAGACGAAACCCCTATCTTGGAATCGGGTATCCTCGTCAACGACTTCGGATGTCCCGGATGAGTTGTTTGTTTCATCATCGGCCATCATCTTCAAGTACAACCCGTAGTAGGAGTCACCTTTGGCCGTATGCTGCTCTCCACCCATATGGCTCAGGTACAGGCCGCTCACGTAAAGCACAAGTGCCTCATACATGTGTGCAGGGATGTCGATGGAATCAGTCAGACCAATAACAGGGTGTTTGGCTTGGAAAACCACATCCACAGAATGCTGATAGTTTTCAAGGAAGTAAGTCGAGAATCGAATCGTCGAACTTGATGGAAGAGTCACATGTTTGTTGCTCTTCGGAACAAAGACACGCTTGTTCTTTTCTTCCAGTTCATAACCATTCAGAACAGCTTCAATTTGAAGAACACGGATCATGTTTTCAAAATCAGCAGCAGGAGACTGATCCAGAGTATAGATGTTCTGACCGGCAGTCAGGGTCAGAATGGCCCGAGACTCCAACAGTTTCTTCTTGGTGAAAATGTCAACCAATCCCTGATTGGTCAATTCAAGGAGTTGATCCTCATGACCGGGGTTGATCTCACCTGTATCCGCATCATCGACCAGAGCAGTATTTTTCAACTGACCATGAGCGAGCTTCGTTGTGAATTCTTCGAATGTGACGATCATGGTATTCCCTCACACGATGTAAGCCTCAAGTTCGGTTGCATACTCTTCTTCTTGAAGAGCATCACCCCAGATTGCTGTTTCTGTTGGTTCCTTCTCAACCTCAATGGGTTCTTCAGGATTCGGAGTCCAAGCATTCAGGAGAGGGAGCATCGAAATAGTATCGAGACAATCATCCTTCCCTTTGATACCGTCCTTCGTGGCCAACGAGATTTGTTCCATGAACAAGCCCAGTACCCGAGTTTCTTTCATCTCAAGGGGGAAGCTGATCTTTCCAGCCTTGAATAACGGAACAACCAACTGAAATCTAGAGAGCTTATCAGTTACAGGTCGAATACCCGGTTTGCCCTTCTCATGAGTCAAGTTGAAATAGATCCCACGATGGTTCATTTCATTCATGATCCAAGGAATGAATCCACCCTGTTGACCAGAGATCTCCACCGCTGTCCCCATTGGTTGGTATTCCTGAACCAAGCGAAACAGGTCATTCATGGTTTTGTCCATGGTTTGGCGTTCGCAGACACCATCCACCCATGTCCAGTTGGAATCCTTGTCATAGGCCCAGACTGAGATCACGGAAAAGTCAGCAGTCTGTTTCGACGACGTAGCAAAGTCCGTGGTGATGTAGAAGTTGTAGTTCCGACGCTGAGACATGATGTCCTGACGAAGCGTCCACTTGATGTCTGCTTCCTGAACCAAGCGAGATTCATCACTCGTGATTCGAAGCATGAGTTCCTGACGGAAGGACTTTTCTTTGCCTTCCTTCACAGCCGAGTCATACATCTCACGCACGTAGTCGTAAGTGAATCGGTCTTCCCATGCACCAGAAAAGTCTTCACGTTCACAGGGGAATTCCTTGCAGATCGGCCAAACGTTCACCTCCCAAGCACCAGACTCAATTGCCCGATACACGATGTCTTCCTTATTGAAGGGAGTTCCATTCAGAATCATCTTGTGACGAGTCGGATCCAAAGCATACTGCACACCCGAGTACACGGTATCGTTGATCGCTTCCATTGCAGTAGGAGACTTCGAATCAGCATCTGAGATCAAGTCGTCCATCACAGCCAGAACAGGACGACGGTTGAAGATCTTGGTTCCTCGAATACCAGACTTGGCACCGAACATCTTCACACCAAATTTTCCACCCTGCTTGTTGTGAAATTCCATGTAGTTCTCAGTGAATCTCACACCTTCTTCCGGCATCCATGTCTGAAGGAACTCCGAGGAGTAGTATCTGCTTTTGATAGATTCCCGAGCAGACTTCACACCATTGTCCATCGAATCTGAGATGTAGAGCATACCGGGAACAGTTCCGAATCCCGGAATCTTGTTGAACATTGCCAAATACAGAGTGAGGTATTCCATGAAGAGCGTAGTTTTCGCAGTACCACGAGCACACAGATTCGTGATCTTCTTGTGCTTGGTCGGGAGTTTGTCCAGCATCGCAAGGTGCATGACCGGGGTCTTGTTGTCTTCACCCCGGCCATCATTACAGAGCTTGATGAAGTTCATGAACTCCAACGCAAATTTCGACGGACGGTATCCACCTCCGTTGAGCCAATCGAAATCGACTTCGTTCAGATAATCATCGACTGATTTGCGTCCGAGAAAATCACTCATCCTTCACCTCGACTGCATCAGGAATGTTCAGCGGAAGTGCTGCAACCTCTTGTACAGACATGGCATTTCCTTCGATGGTTTTCATCTGCATTTCTGCCATTTCTGCCAAACGAGCTTCCAGAGCCTTCATCCCATCGTTCATTCCAATCTCGACTTTCAGTTCAGCCTTGTTTGTTTCAGGCTTTTTGAGATGAGTCAGAATCGAGTTTGCTGCTTCCACCCGAACCTTATCACTTACGCTTACGTCGTTCATGATCTCATACTGGGTGTTAAGTGCAGATTGAAACATGTCCTGATTCAGAACCCATGTTGGAATCATGGCTCGTTCATAAACCATATTCACCAGCTTGCCTTTGTTGTAGGCAGCCACATAGGAAGCGATGTCTTTTGGCTGTCGCCCGTCAGCAATCATCTGTTTGTACCGATCAGGGAACGTCGCCTTGTAGGCATCGAGATTCGATTTACCCATGACTTTGTGAGACACGTACATAACTGCACGCACGTAATCGCCCAATTTGAAGCGACCCTCACTCAAGACTTGGCTGAAGGTAACGAAGTTTTCTCGGATGTACCGAGCTTCCTCCGGATCCTTGGACAAGTTGTTGAGTTGATTTACCATGTCTTGGGTGATAACTCCTTTCTGCCCTGCTGGCAGCGAGTCCTGTACCTCTTGAAGTGTCAGCATTGCTAGAAGCTCCATATTCGTGATATTGCGATACTCACAATGGCCTATAACCTAAACCAAGACTGGAAAGCAAATGCGTCAATCATGCTCTACCAACTATGTTTGCAATCCCATCTGGTACACCATCGCTGACAAGACGGAAGAAGGTGGTGAAGATGTGATTGCACAGGCAGCCGGTCCTCACGCAGTGGATCTCAATGTCGTATGCGATGTTCGCACTGGGACTGTTCAGTTTCAGGTACAGGATCGTGATGGCAATTGGTTCACTCCGGCTGAAGCCTCGTACACCGTGAATGATTC